CTTTTCAGACTTTTGATTTTACTTTTATAAAATTTTTTGCATTTACTAGTTTTACATTTTTTCAATTTCAGTTCAAAATCCAGCTTTAAAAATTGATCGCAATTTTTTTGAATAACACCTTTTTTCACACATTCATTATAAGCCATTTCATAAATAGATTTTTTTTTCATTTTATTTTATAAGAAGATTTTTATATTTTCAAATTGGCAAAAATATTTTCTAAATTTTCATTATTTATTTCTATTTCAGATGAAATGTTAAATAGACTTTCTATATCATGAGTATGAAAATGTATAATAGTCCATAATCCGCTTTTGATAGCTCCATCACAAATACTTTCGGTTTGGGTTTTGTCGTATTTTCTTGATGAATTATCTTCTCCATCGGTTATAATGAAAAAATTATGATGAACATTTGTTTCAATTATAGACGAGAATTCGCAAATAACTTCACAAACAGCATCATATAATGCGGTAAATCCACCAAAATTTTTTAAATCATGAATCGAAATAGGATGATTTATACTTTTTACATGTTCTACTTTTTTTACAAAATGCATTTGATTATTGAAATATGCTATACTAAAGTAAACATCATTTTTATTTTTGTTTATTGAAATGTAATTATTTAGGGAAAATATAATATTTTCAATTTTGTCATTCATACTATGAGAAGCATCTATTAAAATTATATAATGTTTAATCATCATTTTATAAAACAAGTTCTTATTTTTAAACTCACTTTGTAAAAAATGCGAAATAATATAAAATAAAGCTATAAAACTGTCTAATGTGAAAAAGAACTTGGAAATACTCTTTCAAAATCGATTTGTTGGAAAAAATCGTCGTTGATGGTGTTCAGATAAAATATTGTTCGTTTTTGACACATTTCGTATCGTTTTCGAATAAATTTTCTTATGTTTTTACGGTTTTTATCATCGTTTTTTAAACGAATTTCAAGGGTGATTATTTTTCGGATTATGAAGTTTAAATTCGTGGTTCTAAATCGTTTTATCAGAAAAAATCATCGTTGATGGTGTTCAGGTAAAAAATTGTTCGTTTTTGATACATTTCGTATCGTTTTGGGATCGATTTTCTTATGTTTTTTCGATTTTTATCATCGTTTTTTTTGCATATTTATATACATATTTTAAAATCATTTTATAGCCTATATTAAAGGATGATAAAACTCATTTTTATCATCTTTTTTTCTTTTTTTTAAAATTTTTGGAGATTTAGGATAAAAATAAAATTCTAAAAAAATCGTCTACACACACACATTTTTTGTCACACACACCAATACACACACTATACACCCTAAATTCACCCACGGAAAAATAAAACAAAATAAATTGTAAAACAGTTTATTTTAATGACGTTTCAACTTTTTTTTCCTTTTTTTTTCTTTTTTTTACTTTTTTTTTTATCTGATTTTTATAAATTTTTTATAAAAATTTTTACGTTGAGAATATTTACAGGCTCTCTTAAAAAAAATGTTTTTATTAAAAATTTATAAAAATTATAAATTTTTAATAAAAATTATAAATTTTTAATAAAAATTATTTAAAGACCTTGTATATAATATAAATAAAATGGATTGTCAATTCTGTAAAAATACGCTTAAAAATAAATACAGTTTACTTACTCATCAACAAACAAATAAGAAATGTTTGGAAGAGCAACGAAAAATAAACAATGTAATAGAAAATAAGCTAATCAACTGTATGTTTTGTAATAAATCTTGTTCAGTGCAAAATTTAAAAAGTCATTTATTATCATGTAAAAAAAAGAAGCATTTCGATATTCAAAAAGAAAATGAAAAGAAATTTGAAGATATTCAAAATGAAAATGAAAAGAAAATTCTAGAAATTAAAAATGAAAATGAAAAGAAAATTCTAGAAATTAAAAATGAAAATGAAAAGAAAATTCTAGAAATTAAAAATGAAAATGAAAAGAAAATTATAGAAATTCGAAAAGAATATGAAAGGAAAATTCTGGAAATTCAAAATGAAAATTATGGATTACGAAAAGAATTGGAAATAAAAGATGAAATATATAAAGATGATCACAAGACTATTAAAAAACTTGCTTTGCAACCAAAAACTACAACCACTAATATTATTGGAAATTTAAATCTCGATGATACCAAAAGAATCAAAGATATTTTAGAAAAAGAATTTACTCCGAATGATATTTTAGATGGACAAAAAGGTCTAGCTAATTTCGCTTTTAAAAATATTTTACGTGATGAATATGGCAATCTTGTGTATGTTTGCGGTGATTCATCTAGAAAGATTTTCAAATATAAAGATTCTTTAGGAAAAATTATTAAAGATGTGAATACTCAAAAACTTACAGATGCTTTTATAATGTCAGATATATCAAATATTACTAATGTAAAATCTCAAGAATTTTGGATAAATGAAGATGGAACACAAGATCATAGTAAATATAATATTATTTCTAATCCAGCTGCAGAAATAATGAACTTGAAATATAATAATGTTTCATTCAGAGAACAACTAGTAAATTTAACATCTTCATAAATTGTTTTTTTTAAACTTATAGTAAGTTTAAAAATTTTAAGATTATATTTCCATAACTTCACCAATTATTTTTGTTTTGCCTTCACATAAAATAAATCTTGTTCCGACTTTTAAAAATTGAGGTCTATATTTGAATTTAAATTTCACAACACCAGAATCTCCGTTTCTTAAACATAAATCGTCTTCAATATCAATGTTTCTAGCATTTTTTTTGTCTAAAATTTCAGTAATCTTCACAACTTGTCTTATAGCGTATGCATTTAAAATTGGTTCGTAACCAACTTTTACAGTTGTTGCATGTGTTCTGAGAACACTAATAGAAGCTTTGAATTCTCTAACAATTAAAGGTGTGTTATTAGAAGAAATTACAACATTTCCTCTTTTTATTACATTTTTTTCGATTTTTTTTACTCCAATGCAAATATACGAACCATATTCTACTTTTTGCATTGGAATTTTTTTACAATATATTGATCTTATTTGAACAGGTTCATATTCGCCATTATTTGGTCCAATGAGAAGTTTATCACCAACTTCTACGGTTCCGCTAATTAAATGTCCTCCAATGACTGTACCGAATCCATATACATTGAAAATATGATCGATATGAAATTCAACAATATTTTCATTCGATTTTTTATAATTTTCTTTATTTTTACCTATCAAATTTAAAAATGTTTTGAGAGAATCGATGCCTTCTCCTGTAACATTTGAAACATGAAAAATTGGACTTATGTTTCCAGAATACAAATGTTTACAAGCGGTTAGAATATCATCATTATTTTTTATATTTATAGGAACTCTTCTTATACCTGGATAATTTAGAAATTTATTTACACCTTTCATATTTTCATCGAAAATTGGTTTTCTGTCTTTGCAAAGGTCGATTTTTGTTATAACAATTATAAAAGGTATTTTTAGTGTAACACAAATAAGTATGTGTTCTTTAGTCATTGGTTTAATTCCATTATTTGCATCGATTACGATTATACAAAAATCGGGAAAAGATGAAGCTAAACCTAGAATCGTTGTATGTAAATACTTTTCATGCCCTGGTAAATCAAAAAAAGATATTATTTTTGAACTTTTTTGAACAATATCTGACCAAGATGGTTTTCCAAAACATGCATAATTTGTAATTTTTCCATTGTGATCAAACCCAAGAATTTGGTGAGAAATTGAAGATGTTCTTCCAGTTTTAAATTCATGAGGATAGTTAAAAACATGACTTCTCGAAAGACCTCTTCCATTATCTTTTTCACCTGAAATTAAACTTCCAATAAGGCTACTTTTTCCTACGTCGATATGTGCTGCCACCGCAACTTTAATATCAATATATTTTTTTTCATTTATTTCTCTTACATGAATTTCATATACAAATTTATCATCTTTAACATTTGTTTTGGAAATCATATTAACCGAACAGTTGTTTTTTTTTGCAACTTTTTTTAAATTATCAAAACTTTCTATGAAATCGTTTTCCATAATTCCATCCAAAGCACCATTATCTTTAACACCTATTATATAAAAACATTCTCCGTCACCTTCAGATAATCGATATCTTAATTGAGTTGTAAGTTCAACGATTCGAGAATCTTCCGTATTTAAAAGTTTTAATTTATACTCAATATTTCCGATTTCATTTTCAGGATCCATTATATATTTTACTTGAAATTTAACTTTAAATCAAAAATGGTCTCGATGTATTTGATTTTTTTTCTTATTTTTTCCATAATATAAAATGATTGTTAGACGACATGGAAAAGAATATTTAAAAGTCGCCAGTAAAAATTGGAATAACTATCTTAATATTGTATCACCTTATAGAAAAACTGACAAAAGTGTTAAAAACAGATGTGCATTAAAAGAAAAAGAATTATTATGGTGCGATACTTGTAATCGAGGAATTGGTTCTTGGAGCAATTCTTGTGTCAATATAATAACTAGTTTAAATTATTTTAGGTATGAAAATATTCTTAAATCAGATGGTAATAATGATGATGTAAGTTTTTTCTATGAAATCGAATTGGATAGAAATGATGACAAAAGCACTATATAAATTTTTTTATTCGTATTTTATTATGAAAGTCATAGTTTCTATCATTCTAAATAATAAGCAAAAAAAATATACAATAATAGATATCAATACGAATATTATAAAAGATTGAATTGTATAACATATACAATCACAACGTCTTCTTTCATCATTATTTTCTTCAATTATTATTACTGTTTCTTCAAACATTATTCTCTGTTTCATATCCCAAACCATTAAGTAAAAATATCATTTTTTTATTTTTCTTAACTTTATTTAAGTTAAGGAAAACTCCATATTGAAAATTTTATAAACACTCAATGTATTTGTGTAAAAAGTCTTCAGTTTGATGTATCTGTTTAATTTTCACTTCCAACTCTTCAATATCTTTTGTTTCAGTTTCATATTTAGGAATAACAAAATTATAAAATAATAATTCAGTGAAAACTAAACTAATTATGACACATATTAAAAAAATAGAGAATTGAAAAATATCAAATATCTCGAAATTAAATACGATAGAAAAAATCACAGTAAATACAATTTGTAAAAATCTAAATAATCTAAGTTGAGTTTTCATATATTCTTGAAACGTGTCTTTGATATTTTCAACTTTTTTTTGATTTATATCAGAAATTTTCTCTCTGAATCTTTCCAATTCCACTAAATTTTTTAGTAAACCGCGAACATATCGCTTACTTTCATCATATGTTTCATTCTCATCTTCAAGTTCTTTTATTTTCAACTCTAATTCTTTAATTTGCAAAGATAGGTCTCTATGTTCTTGTTGTAAAGTTTGATTTTGAATAATGATATATTTTTCATGAGCAGATGTTCCTTTTAGAACATCATTCTTGACATCATCTGTTTTAAAAAAAATATTAACAGTTTCCTTTTCTTTCATATTGTAATTTCGATGTATTATAATTTTGACATGTATTATCAATGTAAAAATCAATTTTCATTTTAAACTTATCCGACAGTTATTTATTTTTTCCAAAACATGGAAAACAGCAAGTTTCAACATATTGTTCAGCATTAATAATAATTTTTTTACCATCAACCGAACATAAAGTATCTATTACATTTGGTAAAATATTCTCCACAAAAGAATTTAAAAATAAAAGCTCTTCATCATCTTTGACAGTGAGCTTTAAAAATTTTTGAACTACAAAAATGACTAATTTTTTCTTGTCAATTTTTTCAATTATTTGAAAAGATGAAACGATTTTCATAAGTAAAATAACATGACTTATTATATTAGTTGAATCAATATTTTTATCACAAATACTATTATACATAGCTATTACTGCATTATATTCTTCTGGTGTTATACTAATGTCAACAAAATCTGTTATATCTAATAAGACATCATCTTCTTTCATTTTTATTATGTAAAAAATAATAAAAATACAAAAAACATTTTTTAAACTAATCTTTTTAAAGAAAACATTGCGCTAATTTGAATTCTTGGTTCAGGTGATAATGGTGAAAATCTTTCAGGTACTATATTTTGAAATACTTCACCATTTGGTAATGTGACTGAAAAAAATAGAGTGTCGTTTGGTTTAAATTTGATAGTTTGTGACATACCTCCACCAATTTTTGTAAAAACTGGATTATCTTGAATATCAAAAATTGGCACTCTGAATAGTTGTTTAGTGCTATTAGGATTATTTGAGTAAATAATATTTCTGTTAGTTGAACATGTGTTTGATAATTCAACGTAGACATATGGATAATAACTAATAGCCCCTCCATTTGCAACTGACAATGTTTCAGTAGGTAAAAGTAAACTTAATAATTCAATTTCATAACATACTAATTCTTGTTGAGATGTCAAACTTCCAGTGTAAACAAACGGATTCAAATTATCATAAGAAAAATTTAAAATTTCAATCTTGTTATTAACATCTGGCGCCACTGAAAAATTAGGAAATACGTTTATTGTATTTGTTAAACTATCATACGATGTGATTCTTCTGCATTCATTGAATGCCCCAGTCAATTTATAATTATAAATTGGAGGAACAATTCTGACGAATTTAGTATTATCAATACCAGATAAATTCGATGCTAATGTAACAGACGATAATGTTGATGAAGTCGCAACTGGGTTTGCTTCAGAGTTTAAAGGATAGTATGGGATTTCCTTACGAATGGAATAATTGTCATTCGATGACCATGTTATTGGAAGAGGATTTGAAGCAGTTGTTTCAACAAGTATAATATGAGTTATATTACTATAGTGAATAATTTTTCTCCAATCATTTATAGTTTCATTGAATATGAAATGGTTTATATATTGATCCTCGAGATTTCTCCCAGATGGAACCCAAAATAATGGATAATAAGAATTTGTTAAATCTGTTGGGTCATAAATATTAATTTGATTTCCTGGAACAAAAGTTTCGGGAAAAGGAGAATCTATAGTTAATTCAGCTCTATCGTAACCACCGAATGACCCAAGAAAAAAATAAGATGAAATTCGTCTTCTATTGTAAAAAGCGGCATCTTCTACGATTAATCCTTCATAATAATCATCCATTTGTTGTAATCTGTTAATTGAATTTATAATAAAAGTTTGAGTGTTAATACAACCTGATAATGGTGTCGTCTTTGGTTCAACATTGCAAACTAATTTAAAAATACCTGTAGTACTAACACTTAAATTATTAGAAGTCCAAGAAATTATTGGGGCTCCTAAACTGACAGGATCAATCGCGTCTTTAGAGGATTTTCTTCCAGTCTGTGAAATAGGGATTTCAAAACTTCCTGGATGAGGAAAACGACTTCTGTCGCGATAAGTACTGTCAAGTTCTAGATATCTTAAATTACTCATTTTATCTTAAGTATTTTTTTTTTAAAATTGATTTTTGAAAGATTTTTATAAAATCTGATTTTAATATGGAATTATCAATGAAATCTGCTTATTTAGACTCAAATAAACTTAATTTTATACCAGATGAATACAAGAAGAATAAACATTTATTAAATTGTTTTGTACAGGGTTTTTTTGAACATTCTGGTAGTATTAAATTTGGAAATATTTTAAATCCGCAAATCGAATGCGAGATTAAATCTTCAAATATAAATATTATAAGTGATATATACGAGTCATATGATATAAAACCGTCTCGTTTCGATTTAAAATTAGGTGTTATATCATATCTAGATGTGAATGCAAAATATTTTCTTTGCGAAATTTATTCCAAATCGGATGCAAGATACAGAAATAGAAGGATGTATGAAAAATATATTGAAATTATGACATTTGAAAATAAAAAAATTATTCCTTTTTGCAAATTTGTAAAAGAAACTCCGGATGCTGTTACTCCGAATAAAAATAGAGCATCTGATGTTGGTTATGATTTAACCATAATAAAAAAAAATAAAGATGTCAGTTGTAAAACTGCAATTTATGACACATTTATAAAAGTCCAACCATGTTTTGGTTATTATACAAAAATAGTCCCATCGAATTCCTTGAGTGAAAGTGGATATATGTTCACTAATTCAATTGTTATTATAGATCCTAGTTACACATCATCTTTGAAAATAGTTTTGACTAAAATAGATGAGTCTTTACCAGACTTAAAATTACCTTTTAAGTGCTGTCAGATAATAATGGAAAAAGCAATCCATTATGAAATGGAAGAAGTTTTAGAAAGCGATTTTCTTATATATAAACCTTAAAATTTTTTATTTATAATCGCAAACAATCGCTTGTATTTTGTTTTCATTTGAAAAAATAATCTCAAAAGGTTTGCAACACCCATATACTTTATTTTCCTTAATTAATTTTTCACATTTTTCTTTTGACATATGAGGATTAACTTGTTTGAAAGATGATTTATATATCCCATGACGAAATATTTTACATCGGATCTGTTTTTTAAAAACGATAATTTGTTCTGTGCAATTTGGGCATTTAAAATGGAAGAAATTGTCTATCAATAAAACTTCTTCCATTTAAAAATTTAAATTTTTTTACAGAATAAATTCAATTTTTATCAAATATTTTTCTAAATCAATTCAGTTAGAAAAATTAAATTAAGTAAGTTTTTTGAGATTTGTTAAAAATTTTTCCCAATTGTCGCTCATTGAATTTTTATCTAGTAAAATACATTTTCTAAATTCAATATCATTCCCATATATATTTTTTTCAAATTTAAATTCTTTATTTGTAAAACTTATACCTTCAATTTCTGTTATATTCCCATCACTATATTTAATATCTTTAACAGAAATTACCTTAAAAACCAATCCTATGAATATGGTTGATAATAGAGTTTGAGCTTGTTTATAAGAAAGCGAATATCTAGTTTTCATGTTTAAAACATACCTTTCTATTAAGAGATCTTTTATATTCTTTTTTCGAATGTTTGACCAAGTTTTCCTGCATTCTTTCAATTCATTTTCAATATTCTGAAAATCAATTTGGCGATTTGTCTTGTCACGAATAGATAATATTCCCAGTTTTTTCCCCAAAAGAGAATAAATATCATTGTATAATGTTTCGGGGTCTTTTTTTTCAATTTTATAACTAAATTCTTTATCCTTATAATTACAGCATAAAAACTCCTTATTTATATATGTTCCATAAGGAGTTTTTCCATAAGCTAAATCTTCAAAAATATTTTCCCAAAAAGCATCACTAATAAATTTTAAACATTCTAAGAAAACAGGGTATAGGATTTCTTTTTTTATTACCATTGTTCATTTTAATTATACAGTTTTTTTCTTTAAGTTTATTGTGTGAAAAATATCAGTTTTTTTAAATACAATGTATTTAAAAATTGCCCATAATTTTTTTTATTCAGGTATTTTAAAATCTTTGATCTTTTTTAAAACAGCATCGTTTCTACTACCACCTATATCATTTTTAGATTGAATTTTTATTTTTTCAATCTGTGTTTTTATTTCCCCGATATTATCTGAAAATTTCGATGATATACCATCCTTTAATTCGGACATTTTATTTGATATACCATCAGTTAACCCATTCTTCAGTTCAGATATTTTATTATTTATACCATCTGTAATTTTTGGAGCCAAAGAATCAAATTTAGTATTTATACCATCCGAAATTCTTGGACCAATACCATCAACTTTACTACTGATATTATCAAATTTAGTATTTATACCATCTGAAATTCTTGGACCAATACCATCAACTTTACTACTAATATTATCGAATTTAGTATTTATACCATCCGAAATTCTTGGACCAATGCCATCAACTTTATTACTGATATTATCAAATTTACTATTTAAACCATCTGTTAATTTCGGAACAAGATTATTTAAATTATCAACTACTCGATTGTTTAAATTATCCACTCGACTATTCAAACCATCCGAAACTCTTGCTGAGATTCCATCACCTATTTCAGACATTTTATTACTAATATTATCATTTATAGTCAATAAATTCTTAGAAAGTTTTGAATTCAAGCCATCTGATATCGCGTCTGACATTTTATCAAATTTAGCATTAATTTCGTCAGTAATATCAGTTGTATTTAAAGTTTGTGGGGAAGAAGCTAAAGGAGTATCGTTTTTCACATCTGTCTTTTTATAAAAATAAAAGTACCATAGTAATGCTGCTCCTAATAAAATCAATCCTACAAATATTAAATTTTTTAATGTGAACCACTTCTTTCCTAGGTTTTTTTTAGGTTTTTTTAAAGATAAATCATCTCTTTCTCTTTCTCTGAATTTTTGTTGCTGAAAATTCTCATTTTTTTGCTGAGGAGATAATCTATTCTCTTGTTGTTGTTGTTGTAAATTTGGAAGTATATCTTTTACATTGACCATTACTTTACACTCAACTGGTTCATTTGATTTTAACAATAAAAAATAATTTTGATATATGTCTTTGTCGGCAACTATTTTACCAGATATAAAACCTTCAGCTTTTTGATATTCCAATGGTGTTTCGGAATCCAACATTTCTTGGGTTACAACTAATGCATCGAAATGCTTACCATCCGATGATTCAACCTGAAAATCTAATTCGAAATTTTTCTTATCCTTATTCAAATCAATTAATTGTTTTATATTATTCAATTTGTATATTGTAACGTTTGACATTTTTTTTTCTTTCCATTAAATCTTTAAATACTTAAATTATTTGTTATAATTCATGTTTTAATTCAGAATATCCGCCTATAAATTTACCTTTTCTGAAAATTTTTGGAAACGTGTTATGCTTTTTGTTAAATTGAGTTTGAACAAATTTATTCCAAAAATCTTTTTGAACTTTGTCATTCATATTCAAATCTAAATTTATCATTGTTGAGTTAGGATCTTTAGTAATTAGTTCTTTTGCTGATTCACAGAAAGGACACCCCTTTAAAGACACAACCATAAAATTATTTGATTTTCCTCCTCCATCCATATTATTTTTCATTTTGCGTTTACTTCGTTTTTGTTTTTGACTACGTTTTTTACTTCTCATTACACTTTTTTATTTATAAAAAATATAAAATAATAAATAAAAATACAAGTAAAAAAAATTTAAAAGTTTTATTATTTTGCAATTTTTTTCCCCAATGTTTATTGTTTTTGTAATTTTCTTTTGAAATTTTACCTGCAATAAATTTGTAAAAATTCGGAAAATATGAAACCGAATAAGAGTTGCTTTTTAATATATCAATATCATCTATTTTGCCTAATGCCAATTGCTCTAATGTTGTCTCTTTGATTCCAGTATCACGAATTTGCCATAAGTTTTGAATTATAAAATCTTCTTTTTGGTATAAAAGAGGATAATCTAGAAATAATCTAATAGATGGAATATTTGGAAATCCAACAATTACATTTTCTTCAATTTCACAATGATTTGTTCCCCTCAAAATTTTAAAATACCCGTTATCACCCCATTCAACTCCCCATGAATTTCTAACGATCCAATATTTTTTCCCATTTTCTTCACCCCACCCCATTAAAACTATGGCATGACCTCCAATCTTAGGGGAAATTCCGTCGTATTGATAAATTCCTTTTCCATTCCAATCTATGAAATCTTGATAAACCATTACACCTGAAGTACAAGGTCCCCATTTAAATATTTCTTTTCGTATATTATATTCACTTCCTTGAGGTTTTGTTTTATCATCAGATTTAGTTCCAGGAACTAAGTAAAATCCTCCAGCTCTATGAGAAACCATTCTTTTTTTTGTTGTCGGACAAATATCAAATGTAAGTGATGATAAATCTCCGCAAGAAAATGGCAAATCTTCATCGTTTGTTAAGTCGAAATATTTACCGTCATTATTAGACTCATCTCCATATTGAAAACAATCATTTTCTGGAACACCATGTCTGAATAAAAATTGCCAGGCATTTATTAAATTTTCACCAGAGCATCCATAAACGATATTATTTTTTTTTTCAGAAGTCTTAAAATCGTAAAATAACCCTTTTTCCAAATTTGATTTGACGCTTTTTAGAAAGTCGTCATTATTTTGTTCGAAAGAAGATAACCCGCAGAATACCATTTTTGCCGGTGAAAAAATATAGTTATATTTCCCTTTAGAATAAATGGATAATCTCGTGGCTAATGCAAAAATGCTCGAAAATGCCCAGCACGAACCGCACACGCCTTGACTTCTTGCATCCGAAATATAATCAGCCCAAACTTTTCTACCATCAAATGTTGATGGTATTTCATAATCAATAGTTGGGTTTTCAGTTGCAATATTTTGTTGTAGAAGAACCGCGAATTTCGCTTTAAATGACACAGACGAAGCCAGATCTGTGCCAACCGACTTTGCTTTTTTGTTTCGAGTTCTATTTTTTTGATTGTTGTTTTGTTTTTTTTTCTGTGTTTGGTCTTTCGTTATAACTTTTTCAGTTCTACCAGTCGCTTTTAATGTAGTCAAAACTGTTTGAGATGTATTTGTTGTTGGAGATGTATTTAAACTTTTCGACGAAGATTGTCTCGCGTTTTTTCTCATTTTTTGAGAACTTTTATCAACAGCAACAATATCAGATTGAACATCTATTACATTTTTAAGAATATTTAAAGTTGTTTGATTAGCCGTTTGCACACTTTTCTTTTGCTGAGAAGATGGACCTTGATCAAATCTACTTTGGGCGCCGATAGTTTGAACAGCAGCAATCGCACTGTTAGTATTAGTATTCACATTTGCATTTAACAAAGCGCCTGGATTATATCTTTTTTGTGAAGCAGCTTTATTTGAATCAACAGAAGTGTTAGTACTTGTATTATCAGTTATACTTGGGTTTGAATTTTGAATATTACAATTAGAACATGCACCTGGATTATTTGTAGGCATTATTTTTATTTATTATAAAATATATTATATTTTTTATAATAATATATTTCAAACAACACTATCATTTTTAATTATTTTAGAGAGAAGTTTTGCTTTGTTTCTGGAATCATTATTACATTTCTTACAATCATTTTGATACCCATCTGGTCGTTTTGAAGCTTTATAAAAATATTCCACTAGATATGTAATTTCGCATTTCGGACACCATTTACTTCCTACAGGAACATCAGTCGGTCTTTTTATGTTCCACCATATTTACCCTCTAAACAGTCTACATTTCTAACTCCCTCAGATCCGAGTGAGTTAGAAAATTCGTGAAATAATTTTTTTGTACTATCAAGACGCATCCAGTTATCAATTCTTTTTCCAGATGCTTTACATAATAAAGTTACATTAATGTAACCATCTTTTCTAACCGGAATTAGAAAATCTTTACCATCAGATAATTTAAGTTTGAATTCTTTGAATTCTTGAATTAAATCAGATTTAAAGACTTGTGATTTAAGATTGGTGCTTGCAACACCGCCAGTGTTTTCTATTTCGTTCATTGTTTTTATATTAGAGAAACCAAGTCTTTAAACTGAGTTTAAACTTCGATTTAAATAAATGTGTTTTTTTCAATTCTAAAAAAAATTGAAAAAAAAAATTTTTTTCCTCAATAAAAAGCACAAGTTTAAATAAAATGTCAATAAGATCAACTGGTTCAGATGAAGTTATAATCTACAATGGGTCTAGGGGATCTGATTTTAAGGAGCTAATTTTTAATTTGCTGAAAGAAGCTAAATTAAAAATGCATTATATCAATATATTACTTGATGATGATAGCATGGCTTTCTACAGCAAAGCTTTCACTTCCGACACTGCAGATATAGAAAATAACTATGAAGTTTTCGAACAATTGGGTGATATTTCAGCTAATAAATTTTTAGTATGGTATATGCATAGACGTTTTCCAAAACTAATGTGTTCACAAGGTGTTAAAGTTGTCGCAAGATTAAGAATCAACTACGGCGCGAAGCAATCTTTTTCATCTATCGCAGAAAATTTAGGGTTCTGGAACTTTATAACCGCGTCGGAAGAAGAAAGAAGTCGATGCAAAAAGCCTCTTTTAGAAGATACATTTGAAGCCTTTATCGGAGCAACTGAATATTTAATAGATACCAAAATCCGAGAATGTGTTGGGTATTCAGTTGTTTATAATATCTTGGAAAGTCTATTTGATAAAATTCATATATCATTGAAATATGAAGATTTATATGATGCTAAAACACGATTAAAAGAATTGTTTGATTTCTACGGGGCGGATGTTTTAGGAATATTGAAATATGATTCTGTGAAAAATATTGAAGAAAAAATTACATGTTCAACAATAACTCAAGAATTTGGAAGAAAAAAAGAAATTTTAGGAGAAGGAATGGCGTCATTGAAAGCGGATTCTGAACAAAAAGCAGCGGCAAAAGCTATAGAAAATTTAAGAAGAAAAGGATTTAGTAAACCAGTTCCGCCTATATATTCGTTTTTTTCATAAGAAGTAAATGTATTTTTTTTTAATTTAAAATTTAAAATAAAATCGGTAAAAATAAAATGCATCAAGAAATACATTCTAAAAAAAGAACAATGATTAGAAACACTGAACAAAATTTGAAAAAAAGAGAAAGACGAAATAGAACACCGTTGGAACAAATGACAAATAGCGTTTCAATTGTTTGCACTACATTATTCGATGAGTATTTTGATAAAGATATTCCAATGTTAAGAAGATATAATATAAAAAACGACCATAACCTTATAAATGAAAAAATTGAAGATAAATTCAGTGAAGATCAAATAAAAAACTTAAATCCTGCGGCATTAGTAGCAGGGTTCTTAATTTTACAAGGTAAAAATATAGATACGAATAAATTTGAATTTCTATTAAAAAAACAGTCAAACGGTGTTTCTCCGATAGATTATTTTAAATCGTTGAAAGTAAAGAAAGAAGATATAATAAGATATGCAAGATTTTGGTTGAAATTTTTATATTAACACCCAAAGTGGTTTTTCTTTCATTTATTTTCTTCGATATTCTTTTTAGTAACCCATAAATTTACACCTGGTTCTGTAAATGAATTTGATGGATGGGTTATATTACATATATACTTTTCACCTTTATAAAATACTGTTGTCCCAGTTTCATATGTTATTCCGGATTCCCATCCTGTTACAACTTTTAAAGGATTTGATTTAAAAACATTTAGACATTCGTTTATTATATTTGAACATGAAGGCGATCCAGTTTTTTTACAACTCCAAACAAATATACCATTATTGTTTTGTTCATCATCGAGAATACAATTCACATATTTTTCGATTACATCTAAAGTAATCATATGACCACCCCATGCTTCTGGAGGAACTTCAGTGCCTAACATTAAAGGACCTTTAAAATATTTTCTATATGCTCTGAAAGCGATCAATGGATCATAGTTATTTCCGGCATCATAACTCATTATATTCACCCAATCCAATAAATGACCACTTTTTTGAATTCCTTCAATACACATTCCGGTGTTTTGGCTTTTTGGCAAGGCATTTTCAAATTCTTCGAAACCGTAAGCCCCTGTTGAAAATGCAGCTAGTGATAACAATGACTCATTTGGTAAATGTTCTTTCATATCTTGAATTATTTTTCCAAGTTTTGATGAAGCAGTAAAACCTTGAACGTCTTCCCAATCTAAATCGACACCATCGCATCCTAAATCTATTACTAAATTAGAAATATTTACTGGATTGAAAACATCGAAAGTGAATGTTGCACCACCAACAGAGAGCATAACGATAACACCACGTTCTTTTAATTTTTCAATAGCTTCCTTGATAATCTGAAATTCTGATGAAAAATCTAGTCCAGTCCCAATCCATTTTTTTGAATTTTTTTCATAAGAACATGCTGGTGTGACAAAACTTAAATAGACAATGTTTATATTTGGATCGATATTACATAAATCGGAAGAAGATGCTGTAGCACTCCAATTTGAACTCCAACTACAAAAATAAGCACCCAATCCATAATTTCCTTTTAATTTTTTTTGAAAGGTAGTAGACATTTATTATCCAAACCTTATTTTTAAATAAAAATTATTTAAAAATTTATAATATTTTTTTGATTTTTTTTATATAAAATAAATGGATGAACAAACAATTTTTATTATAATTTTCTTATTTTTGATAGCATCATTCTATTACTGTGATGATGATTTTTATGGTCAATATGATTCATTGAGTTTCATGAGCGACATGAATTCATTTTCTTGCAGACTCATAAGTCTAGGATTAACTGCATTTTTATTTGCAGCTTTGTGGTCATTTTTCATAACAAATTATGTTTAATAGAACTTAAAAACAACATAACTTCAAAACAATAAAAAAGATGGAAGAATCATTAGATATTATTTCAGATGACGAATGTCTTGAAATATACAAAAATAATATTTTAGATTCATTTAATAGTGATTTTGATCATTACGATTTATCAGGATATAATTTTGATGGAATACCGATAGATATAGTAATATATTTTGATAATGAAAAAGATTTAGATGAAAATTATAACTTTTTTATAAACTGTTATGTTTATGATATTCAATCATTGATAAATGGTGTTTTATTGCAAAGAAATGTAACTTTATTTACAAAAGAATTTTATGGTTCTGATGTAGAAGATATAATAATTTCGATTTTAAAATTTCTTTTATATGATTTCAGAAAAAAATTTTGTTATTCAAAAATTATAGATGAAATAGTTTCGAATGATTTAAAAAAAGATGGTGAACGAAGAAGAATGGCCAGATTAAAGTTGATAGAAAATAAAGCATTGGAGAATTGCTGTGTGTGTTTTGAATACAATATAATAAATACCAAATGCAATCATAATGTTTGCAGAAAATGTATTATAAGTATAATAAAGAGAAATTTTGAGAGTTCATCATGTCCTTTATGCAGAGAATTATTATAATAAAGTAGAATTTTTCCTATCTATGTCTAGATAGGAAAAAAGTAAAAAGTGTCTAATGTTTTATTTTTTAAGAAAAGAAGTTCTTAATACCTTCAAATTTAGCCTTTAATTTTAAATACTGATCTTCTAAATTGTTATAATTATTTTTCAAAATATCATATTCTTTATTTCTTTTCGAAATATCATCTTTCAATTCATGTATCTCTTTTTCGGAATTTTTCTTATGTGAATCAACAGAACTTGACAATTCATTCAAGCACTTATTCAAAAAAACAAATTTTATAGAAAAATCATCGATATTTTTTTCTTTCTTATCCTCAATTACAACTTCATCCTCAACAGCTTCATCCTCAACAGCTTCATCCTCGACAGCTTCATCCTCGACAGCTTCATCCTCGACAGCTTCATCCTCGACAGCTTCATCCTCGACAGCTTCATCCTCAGCTTCATCCTCACCTTCATCAACTTCTTCCTCACCTTCATCTCCACCAGCTTCATCTTCCCCACCACCTTCATCCCCAGCAGCTTCCTCATCACCTTCCTCTTCCTCACCTTCTTCCTCACCTTCTTCCTCACCTTCTTCCTCTTTGTCATTTTTTAAGAGTGTTTCATCATATTTAAATTTCCATTCTTTGATAATTTCTAATGCTTTGCTGTCTAGTTTTATCATCTCTCCATTAACATATCTTCCAACTACAAATTTTTCTGTGGCAGATTTAAAAACCATTGTTGATTCAGGGTGCCATATAGTATCATATTCTTTCAATCTTTTGAATTTTAAATTAGCGGTCTTTGAAGTCATTTTATATAAAAATATAAATCTTTAAATTTAGAAATCAATTTTCGATTTTAAAAGAAAGAGGTTTAAAACAAAAAATAATTTAATAAAAATGTCAATTGGTAAACAACAAATAATACACATTGTATCCGAGGTAGTTATTATTACTGGAATAAGCATTTATTTTCAATTAAAAGTTAGAAATCTTCATAGTACGATTGAAAAATTGGAAAATAAAATTGAGCAACAGGATCAAGTTATTCAAAATCACGAACAGCTTCTACTAAGAATTATGAATAATGTTGATTCAATGAATAATAATATTTTTGAAATGAGAAAATCTTTAGAAGATAAAAAATTAAACAATCCTCCTTCTTCTATTAAAGTAAATAAAAAAGATAAGGATAAAAAACTTCAACCTAAATTAATAACTCCGCCCATACAAACTCCTCAATTATTTATTAATCCGCAACAACAATTGAATAAACCAATATTTTTTCCAAATATTCCACAAACTGAAAATATTTTTGTAATGGAAATTAAACCAACAGAAAAAATATCATCATCTTCTCATAAAATTGAAGAAATTATTGAAAACGAAGACCTTGATAAAGAACTTGAAAAAGAATTACAAGAACTTGAAAAAGAAATCATAGTTGAAGACGACGAAGACGAAGAAGAAGATGAAGACGGCAGTGATAAAGAGGATGAGGACTGAAATTTTTAAATTTTTTCTAAATTTAAAAAAAACTATTACAACAAACCTAAATGTCTTAAAATTGAGTTTTTCACAAGTTTATCATTTTTCAACACTATATTATTTATTTCGTTCAATTTAGAATCTATATCTTTTGTATCATCTATTTCTTCGACTTCAGTAACTTCATCACCTTCTTCTAACATACTTTTTTCCGATACATATAAATCTTCATCTTCTTCATCTTTTTCCTCTTCTTCTTCATCTTTTTCCTCATCTTTTTCCTCATCTTCTTCATCTTTTTCCTCTTCTTCTTCATCCTTTTCCTCTTCTTCTTCATCTTTTTCCTCTTCATCTTCATCTTTGTCTTCTTCGTCTTCATCTTTTTCCTCTTCTTTTTCCTCATCTTTTTCCTCTTTTTCTTTTTCTTCTTCTTCTTCTTTTTCTTCTTCTTTTTCTTCTTCACCATTTATATAAGATAAAAATGTCCGATTCTTCTCAATTTTTGAAAAATCAAAAATTAATTTATCAGATGTACTTAAATTTAAAGAATCTTCGATGAATATTTTATCATTTAAAGCAAAATGAATCAAATGAATTTTTGAAAAAGATAATACCATAGAATTAAAATAATTATTTAGTGAATTCAAACTTGCGATTGAAGGTTTAGAAAACACATTATAATTTTTTGAAATAATCAACGAAAAGTTTTCCAATATAGTTTTATTAGGTTTATTCACAAGATTATCTATTTCATCCATGTCAATATTTTCAATTGACAAATCGAACGTGTCTTCTTCGATAAATTCCAAACGTTGTTTTTGAATATCAAAATAATATTTGAAAGAATTTTCTTCGATGCTTATAAATACCAAAAATTTATCCTCGATTGAAGTTAAAATAAATTCGTCATTTATATTAAAACTTAAAGGATTTTTAATATCACTTCCACAGTTGTATTTTTTTAAACAATTCACGAAACCATATTCATCAAACCCATAAATATCATTTGAATTATCTGTTAAAATATTTCCGTAATGATTACAGTATCTGTCAAAAATCATTCGTTTAATTAGATCATAATTTCTAAAACTTTCATTATCAACATTTTCATTCGAAATTAAATTATTTTCATATAACTTATTTTTCAATTCGTCCCAGTTATTAATTTGTTCTTTATTATTTTCAGACGATTCTTCTTCTGTTTCGGATTCACTATCTTCGTCAATTACATTTCTTCTTTTTCCTCTTTTTATAGGCGTTGACGTGCTTTTTGGTGTTGATGAGCTTTTTGGCGACGAAGCACTGTTTGAGCTTTTTCGAGAAGACGCACTTTTTGGTGTCAACACACTTTTTGTGCTTTTTCGCGAAGATGTGCTTTTTGGTGAAACTCGTTCGTCTTCAGAATCTTCATCTATTACATTTTTTCTTTTTTTTCTTCTTTTTATTGGAGTATTTGTATCAATACTATTTCTAGGTGATTTTTTACATTTATTTGATTCTTGATGTTTTTTTAGTTTAATTTTCAACATTGATGACCCACATTTTTTACATGATATCATTCCATTTTTTAAAGGTGATGATGACTGACTTTTATAATTTCTATTAATAACACATCTTCCTGTTTTGGGATTTCTCATTTGATTTTTCTTACATGATTTTCTTTTTTTTTTAGTTGAAGGATCTATTTCATATTCAACAGGACTTTTTTTTCTTGGTGATGACGAAGGGGAACTTCTTGGTGATGATGTATTTTTT